GTAAGTAGCCATATCAAGCCTTCTTGCTAATCACCCGTTGGAATAATTCGTTGTTAAGTTCAATTACATAATCAACAATTTGGGATGGTGTTAACTTATCCGCATGGTTGGCGGCAATCTGGTGCGCCAGCGTAATGCCAATAATCTTCTGTTGCAAAAACCCAAACCATTGCTTGTTTCCCGTGTCGGCTTGCGATACCAAAAATCCAAGCAGATCGTTTGAGTCTTTTATTTGCATTTATTCTTTTGTTTCTTCTACTGGTGCGGTTTCCTGAGTTGCCACAGGATTCCATTTAGCCAAGGCTTGCAATGCAACCATTTCGGCTGAATCGGGGTCTGCCTTTGTGATTGCTTGTGCAACCTCATTAGCATCCACAACCTGACCCTTTGCTAAAAGGGTTAGGTCGGAATAACTGCTGACCATTACCGCCAGCACATCTTTTAGTTTAGACATATTAAGTGCTTGCAGTCCAGCCGTATTGATTGCCACGGGGATGGATAGTAAAAGTTACTTTGGCTTCAGCGTTTGGCTGTGCATCAATTTGCCACTCGCTAACGCGACCATTAAAGGCATAGTTAACAATTCCTGTGCCATCAGTAGCAGAGATAACAAAGGTGCGGTCAATCATGCCGTTGTAAGCATCACCGCGCAACAACAACAATACTGTGTCGCTTGGATTCCATGCGGCAGTAATGGTCATGCTGGTTGGCGCAGACTGCGTTGGGATTTTGTCGGATTGGCGTGAACCAGCGACAGAAAATGAAGCCATAGCGTCATCTTGACCAAATGCGGGGATTGCTTCCACAGGCACTAAATTGCTTGATACGGCAATTGCGCTAACGCTTGCATAAACAGAAAGGTTAGCCACAGTCAAAGGCGTTGGGCTCGCAGTTGGTTGGGCATATAGCGTTGCTGAAAAGCCAGCAAGAATTTTATTAGGTAGTGCCATTTTGATTTTCCTTCAAAAAAAGAGTTTGTGAAATTATCTTATGTTGGTACATCAATTGTGCAATCCAGAAAAATCTGCGCCAATTTGTCTGTGTTGTCGTATGAGTTATATAACCATTGCACATCTGCTTTGGAAACATAAACCTGATTGGGCGAACTGCCTAAAAGACCGCTATACCCGTGCAACGATTGTAGTATCAAATTGCTGATTGTGAAACCATCTTCTATCAGTTGGGTAAAGATAGAAATCTGGAATGTTGGGGTATCAATTCCTTTTACGCCCTGATAAATACCCGTGTAAACGGGCTGATGGACATTGCGTAAATTCCAAGTAATGAATTTGGGTTGGGTTGCAAAGTTTCGGTTAAATGCCGCGTATACAGGCACAGGCGTAACAATCTGTTCCAACTGATACTGGATTGCCTTGCCGTATAGAACGGGATTCATTTGTGCCATTACACCGCCACCACAGGGTCATTGCGAACACACATAATTCTGACTGTCATGCGATCATCCGCTTCCCGCACATTGTCAATACGCCAATCAAACCCACGCCAATTGATGGAATAAAGATTTTGGTTGTCGATCATCTCTTTAGTGTATGGCGTGTAGTTCAGCGTAAAGTCCACAATATCAGAATACACGCGATATTTTTCAGAAATCTTTACATTGTTAGCCACCGAATGCACACGCGCACGGGTCTGAAACCATTGGGTCTGCGTTGTGCTTTGCTCACCAAACGCGCTTTTCCCAAAGGTTAGGCTATTCACAGTTATGTTTTCAAACCGCGCTATTGCCATTTACATCACCAATGGTTTATAGGGGCGCAACAAAGTCGACACGCCAAAAGGAATATTCTTCAATTGGCTGTCTGTCGTATCACTTCGGTTGTTATAAAGATGGGTTAAAAGCAAAAGTGCCGCTTGCTTAATCACAGGATAATTGGACAAAGGATTTGCCGCAGTCGTGTATTCACAATAGACGGGGCTTGTCATACTGGAATTTAAATCTGTCGGTAAGGTCTGCAAGACCACTTTATTACCAGACGGGTCATAGTAATAAGTCGTTGCCGATACTGTATATAAAACAGGCACACTTGCATTCGACCAATACTTAACCGCATTGATGGTCACGCCTGATTGGGTTGGATTAAAGTTTTGGCTAACCTCTGGCAAATCCAGCGTTAAAGGCGTTCCATACAGGCTAGATGCGTTATACCAAACGCGATAACTTGTTGGGAATATGGACATACCCAGATAGTCTTCTACCGCTTGCCTAGTGGCTAATTCCAGCCCATATAGGTAATCGGCTTGGCTGGTGTCACCAAACAAGTTTAATTGTTGGGTGATTTCATCCAGCGTAAGCCAAGGCGTTGCCGAATCACGCGAAATCTGTTCAACCTTTGCATAGTTGAAAGGATTGCGCGTAGGTGCGCCATAGTTTAAAAAGCCTGTTTGATCAACAGACATAATTAAACTCCGACTAAACGAACACCAGCAAACGGGTCACGCACAGAACTGACTAGGCGTTTTTCAGCATATAAGGTTATAAATCCAGCCTGAGTTTGTTCCATTGCTTGGACAGTCATTTCTTCCACATCGGCAATGGTCACAAAACGCGACCAGTTGGCAAGGTAAACAGAAAACTTACCAGCACCGATTTGGTCCATGTTTGGATTAGGAATGACAGGGAAACCAAAGACATAGGCTAATGCGCCACCATCATCATCACCAATTTCAACAAACATAGGTGCGCCACCAGTAGAACCTTTGAGTTTGCGTAATGCTTGGATAGTGCTTGGGTGCATCATCCATGCTGTACCAGCCAAAGACCAATAAGGTGCTGGCAATGCGTTAGCCGTGTTCACAATGTCATCATAGGCAATGGATGCACCAGCCTGACTAACAGTTGCAATTGAATGTATGCCATCTGTAATTGCGTAACCGCTAGAACCATAAGCAGAAGTAGATGCACTTGTGTAGTAATTCAAACCACGCAAACCATTTGTGCCACCAGTTGTTGTAGTGGTTGTTCCAGATTGGTCGTTGTTTTGAATCATGGATGCGCCTTCAATAGACGCAAATTCCAAGGCTAAATCTTCAACAATTGTTTCGTTTAAGTAGTTCACATCAGACATGACTGCCGTGCGGATTGGCAACTGTGCCACGATCACACGGGTTGGCAATTGCCAAATGCTTGTGTCTGTGTTTGGTGTGCCTACATCTGGCGTGAATGTGTATGTCCAAGGATTTGTTTGGCTTGCGGCATTACCCGTCTTAGCCACAAATTGAACGGCAGAACCAGATGCGGGAATTACTCGCGCACCTTGGCGAATTGGGTTTGCAAAGCGTAGAGCCGCAAATGCATCATCAAAATAAGTGCGACCACCAACCCCATAACCAGAGCCTGTGATTGCAGACGCTTCGCGCAAATCAATCTTAACTTGATTGCCTGTTTCTAAAGTCTGTTTAATGCCTGTAAGGATTTTTTCGGTGATGGTCATTTTGTTTATCCAAATTAGGTTGCAAAAAAAGGTAGGGGGCGAACCCCCCACCAAAGGCAACGATTAGGTCGCTGTACCAGTTGAGCGATAACGCACACCAGCATTAGGATCGCGCACAGATGTAGCCAAACGCTTCTCTCCAAAGAATGTTATATAACCTGGAAGTGTTTGATCGTAGCGACGCATAACCATGTTTAAACGATCAACGATTGTGTGGAAACGCGACCAATCAGCAAAATACATTGGGTACAAACTGTTAGTGCCAGCAGAACCAGTTGTAGTTTGTGAAGGTGTATCAAGATACTTGTTCATCACAACATCAAAGCCCAGCAATTGACCAATGATGCCATCTGGGTTCAATGATTCCATTGAATTAAAGATTGGTCGACCATTAGTGTCTTGCAGACCGCGAATTGCTTGTGCCAATACAGGGTTGACCAAAAATTTAGCATTCGTAGTCCAGTATTGTTGTGGCAATGCGTAGATCAAGTTAATCACATCTTTATAAACAATTGAATTTGCGCCAACAGTATTAGCGTTAGAAGTCAACTGGTCATAAGTTGCTAGGCTATGCAAACCGCTTGTTGAGCCTGTACCGCTAGTGCCAAATGAAGGCGTAGAAGTTGTACCGCCAGCGTAGGTTGCATTTGCACCAGCGTATTGGTCTAAACCACGCAAGCCATTTGAACCGCCATAAGGCAATGTAGTTGCACCTTGATCATTGTTTTGAATCATTGACAAGGCTTCTTGTTGTGCAAATTCAGCCAACATATCGTCAACCACATTTGCTTCCAAACCATCAATGTCATCCAAAGCCGCAGTACGAATTGGGAATTGCACATTCAAATCTTGCAAAACTAATTGCCAAATTGAAGTGTCTTCAGTCGTTGGGTTAGCACCAGAAGAAGTGTTGTTGTTAATTCCATAACCCCACATTGCACCAGCGTTGCCAGTTTTAACGCGGAATTGATAAGAAGAACCATCAGTTGCAACTGTGCGTGATACACCGCGCAAAGGATTTTGCAAACGCAAAGCAACAAACACAGGGTCATAACCAGTTCTACCACCTTGGTTATTACCGCCAGCAGTCAATGCAGATGCTTCAGCCATGTACGCGCTGTATTGGCTTTCGTCTGCAAACATCTTCAATTCTTTTTCCACACGATTGTTAGATTTGTAGAATTGCGAAAGTTGCTCACGAACGGCACGATTTACATCTGTGCGAACAGTTTTGGCTGGCGCACGAATGATTGCTGGTGCTTGCACAGATGCGACTTTGGCTTCTAAAGCAGAAACAATTTCTTGGAATTCCGCTTTAACGGCTTCCACAGATGCTTGTGCTTGTGCAGTTACTTCTTCAATCTTGGCAACATTAGCCGCTTCGATTGCATCTAATTTTTCAATGATCTCTTTTGACATGATTAACCTTTCAGTCGGGTATTGAGTTGTTTAAGAATCTCGCGCTCATTTAAGGCTTTGAGAATCTCTGCTTCGGTCACATCCACATCTGAGTCGCTCAGTTGGGGCGCATTTTCAATAGGCTTGGATGCATCACGCTGTTCCAAAACTTTCTTGAAGATAGATGCGGCTGTGACCGCATCCTTTTTAGACAGGCTTGCATCTCGCAACGCCCGTTCCAAAACTTTTAAATCGGCAGTTCCATCAGCGCGGAAATACTCTAATTTCTGCACTTCTGCCATTGGATTATTTGGGTACATCACCACAGACACTTCACGCAAACCACCTTTGGTAATTTGGAAATATGATTCATCACTATCATCTGGTTCGCCATCTGCGTTAACCATCATGTAGTTTTCCGCATACGCGCCAACTGATACGCCCCCAAACATATTTGGGGATTCAGACATTACATGATAAAGGTCTGCACCCTGTGTCGTGTTCATGTAAATGCGACCTTCTGCGGTCATGCCTTTATCGTCAAACTCAAATGAAGTCCATTCGCCAACTGGTATTGCATCAGCATCGTGATTTACAAACATTGGCAATGGTCTGCCTTCTTTAGAAAAGGCTTCTGCCCAATCCATAAAGGCTTCTGGCTGATAGTTAAAACGCCTACCATCTGCGCCTTCACGCGCACCCCATGTAGTTACAACGGCTTCAATCTTCCCTGTCGGTTCTGCGTTGCCTTGGTTTTCCAAAACTAATTTCGCTTCGCATACCATCATTAAGTTTTGCGTCATGGATTACCTCATTGACTTTAGTTCGATCTATATCTTTTATTGTAGTCAATGGTCTGCCGCGCTTATTTGGGACAGACTTGGGTCTGTATTTTGTAAGCAATGCTACCATCAAATCAAAATTATTGGACACTTTTATTTGCCAATATTCATTTTTTTAGTTTGATTACCGCCACCACCGCCTGTATCTTGAGGACTAGTTCCTTGAATTGGGTCAGCAGATTTTTTAGAAATGAGTTCATTTGCGCCATCCATATTTGGTTTTCCGAGGTACTCTCGCGCTTCATTAGGCGTGATTATCCCCGCATTTACACCAGCGACCACATAATTCATTTGGTCAAGTGGTGCGCCTTTTAGGAAATCTTGCACATCAAATTCTACGCACAAATTGGGATAGCCTTGGAATAAGGCTTGTTTTAATTTTTGCTGGACATTCACAATGATTGGATACATTGTGGATTTGTAGAATTCGTCTAGCATTGTCTGGGTATTGTTGTATTTTTGATCGTCAATATGCAACATGGCTGGCGGTACGCCATACAACCCACATATCCGTTTCATGGTCTGCATCTTCAGATTAGCCAAATCCGCATCTTGCAAAGTGAGCATTTTGAGGGGTTCATATTTCATGCCCTGATCAAGCAACATACCCTGTCCAACTTTACTAGGGTCTGTCTGTTGACTGCCCACCATGCTAGACCACGCTTCTTTAAGCCGTGCCGCAATCTCTTTATATTTTCCGTCTGGGATTACATTTTCTGTAATAAACATACCGCTAGGCTTTGCGCCATTCAGCATCACAAAGTTTGCGTACAAATCTATGTCTTGGTCTAGCCCTACTAATTCTGCCGCCAAAATGCCCTTATTAAAACCAGCCGAGCCTTGCCAAGCCATATCCTTAACGTGCATGATTTGGTGTGCCGCCAGAGGTTGGTCTTTGCTAAACCCGTAGGATGGCGTAGAAAGGCGGTAACTTGGATAACGGGTTGGAGTAATCTGGACAGCAATAAGCGTACTGTCCATTTCATACATTTCTAGCGGGGTCTGGCTAGGATTGTCTTGGTCTTTTCTCCACCAAAGAGTAAATGCCTCGCCTAGCAATTCGTGCCACATCATCCATTGATACCAAAATTCATAAGATGATTGAAAATTGTTAGGGTTAGTTAGCAAAGAATAAACTTGCTTGGCTTTTACTTTATCCCGTGCGCCTACGCTCTCATCCATTAACGCATCTACATATTCCCCAGAATCGTTAAGCGCGGTTATTTTAATTGGCAATTGCGACAATGCACGGGCTTTGACCGCCACGCATGACATGACTGTGCTATTACGGGTGAGTAATGTTGTGTCAACTGGTCTGCCAGCAGTCGTTGTTGTGGCAGTTGTGACATAAAGAATCTGCGTGTTTACTGTCGGGGTCTTATTATTCCCCTGATAAACAATGTTATTTCCTAATGCTGTCTGTCCAAAAAGCGTATTAGATTCTTTGGAAATATTGTCTTTTCTTTTGAATATGTCAAACATTCCCATGTTTTTCCCCTAAAAGGTTCTGAATCCAAACCCTGACATTGTAGGATTATCTAGCGAACAATGCATTGCAATGATTAAAGATATTATGCCATCAACTTTTGCAGATTTGTCAGCCTCATTTTTGCGAACCTTAACATTGCCGTTTACATCCTCATAGACTTCACAATTACCAAGTTGCCATCCTACAAACGGATTGCCATTATGTTTAATCCCATAGTTCATTATGAGTTTCTCAACATGCTTGCTGGGGTTGCTTAAAACTGCCATGCCTTGACCAACTTTTTTAACTGGCAGTCCAGCCTCATGTAACCGCGCCACAAGACTTGCCGCATTGTAAGCATCAAATCCTATTTCTTTTACATCGTATTTAGAGCATTGGGAAATGATGTAGTCGCTGATTTCGCGGTCATCCATCACATTGCCTTCGGTCACATGGAGAATCCCAGATTGCCGAGCAACACGGAAAATATCACCATAATGTTTTGGGATTAACCCATAACCATCTTCTGGCAGAAAGAATTTAAACTCCGCTTCATAGTCATTATCTGAAAACCTTTTCAGCGTACATACCGCATTCAAGTCACGGGTTGCCGCCAAGTCAAATCCAATAAACACCGCATCTGGCTCACGCTCTTCAACTATCGCGCATTTTTCATCATCCCAATAAGCGCGGTCTACCCAAGCGGAGTTAGCACTAACATAGATGTTCAGCGTCTTGCAAAGAAACTCATTAAGCGCGGCTGGCTTATGTTTTGCTTCCTCTGCCCTCTGAGCAATAGCGTCTTCAAAAACTGATATGCCGTGCATGGGATTAGCCTTTGCCCATGTTGATGGGTCGCGCCAATCATCCTGTGGGTCTAGCCCATACATAAGACCAAACCAGCGTGGGTTATCTGTTGCTTCTCCCTTCAGCATAGATTCCACAAGCATCATGTCTTCATAGAACTTTGTTTCTTTTGTAAAACTAGCGGTAGTGATATAGATACGCAATGGGTTTTGCCGCGCAACCATACCAGAGTAAATAACCTCAATGGCATTGCGATCTACGATCTGGGCGGCTTCATCAATAATGGCGCATGATGGGTTCATACCATCACCCGTCTTTTTAGTATCACGCGACAGGGCTTTAAATTTTGTCTGGGCATCGCCCATCTTAGTTATTTGATGCCTAGATACATTGTATAAGGCGGCTACATCTGAGGGCATATATTCCACAAAACCAGATGCGGCATTGAACACAATAGATGCTTGATCGCGGTTAGTTGCCAGCGTATACACCTCTGCGCCAGCCTCTCCAAAAACTAATTCATACAACCCGATAGCGGCAATCAGCGTTGACTTGCCAGCCTTGCGCGGCACAAAAATAATTACATCCGAAACCATGCGCTTGCTCTGGTCTTTTTTTGCTCTAAACCCGTAGATAGCGCAAATGACAAAAATCTGGAATGGCTGAAGCATTAGCGGCTTACCCGCATCTGGACCCTTGGTGTGTTTTAGCGTAGATGCAAACTCCAAGAAATGCTCAACATATTTTGTATGGAATTCCCAAGCCCAGTTTCTGTCCTCGAGTTGATTAAGAAATCGCTGACACGCAAGCCGTACATTTTGGCAAACAATAGTTTCGCCTTTGACAACCGAGACTGCATAAAGAATCCCATCCTCATAGTTCATGTTATGGACCATTTAACAACTTAGAATATTTACCACCCTCTTGTTTGTTGGTAGCCAATCTGCCTCTAGGGGTTAGCCCTAGTTCATTCATTAAAACAATAGCGCGAGAAAGTGCTTTGTCACCAGCAGTCAAAAATGGGTTAGGACCAATTGTCTGCCCATTGTTAAATGCGGTGATGATGCCCTTCTTTTGTACGCCTTGCCAACACTTTATGTAAATCTCAATCTGAGTTGCAAGAGCCGCGAGAACATGCTTGTCTTGGTCTGAACCTATCCCATAGGTTTCCCATAAAAATTCGCTGGTTTCAGAAATGAATTTATTTCTGTCCCAAGAATCTGGGTCATCTAGCCAATTTGCTTGCGGCACACGCTGACGGACATTCTCAGGCAAGGTTGTACCCTTGTGCGCTTGCTTTGTGCCATGCACTAAATGCAGTTCTGGCGGTAAACGATTTGTCATTGTCTTTCCTTGGTTTTAAGCGGGGTTACACCCCCCCTATCCTACTCACTTTGTGAGAAATTGCCCCCGTGC